CATCGGTGATGATGAAAGAACCTTACGGACAGAAGCGACATATAGTCATTCCTGCTTCTCGGCTCTCGTGTTACTCTGTAACACCGAATAGTCGTCTTCTAATATGCTACCAATTAATTGGAAAGCTTTGGAATTCCGTATAGCTGACAGTACCAATATCAAATCCTTAACCCGCAGAGGCATTAAGGCGTTTCATTTGATAAGATCTGTTGAAAGCATATAATCTAGATCTTTCTAGAGAGTTATGTCTCCATCATACGCTACTTTGTCCATGAGACTCGAGTACTTCTCGATATCTAAACATTAAAGTAGTTAGTATGGGTTCTTTATAACTAATAAGAATAAATGTAAATTATAATATTAACAGTAAATTCCGTAACTTCTGGTATACATACTAGAAGATGCGCTGATTGAAGGAATCAGTCAGGTTGCTTAAGTGGTACCAAGATACTCAAAAAGCACACGTGTTTTCACTGAGGCTGCGCCTGTAGCGAATGTAGCCCTTACTTGTATACTAACTAATGGACCATACTGGCCTGTGTCCCAAAGTATATCATAAGCGGTACAGAAATAAGATGCAAATCCATTAAGTCCAGCAATAGAGGCCTGCACGGCAGCATCGTCCGATGCAGGAACGACGACACTTGTATTGATTACGTTTTGACTGTAATCAACTGTCAATGCTGTAACATTTGCAGCGTTGCATGTCGCAACGATCTGCGTGGATATTTTATACACTCCGTTGGGAAGTGTAAATAAACCAGATGGTGAGAGTGTAAGATTAGCACCGTTATTAACAACAGTAGGCGTGTTTACTGAGTAAACAGCCTGATACACTGTCGAAGTCGTGATTGTTTCGGGAGTCCTAGAATAGAACTCAGATGTGGAACCAACAGTACCATTAGCTTGACTAGGATTGTCAAGTATGGGCGTTTGCACAAGACATCTATAACGAACATGTAACTCACCAATAAGTGCAGAGCTGGCACAGCCCTGAGTTGTTTGAAAGAACTGTCCACAATCATAGGTTTTAATATCAGTATTAGTCGCCTGCAAACCAGGTCGAACATATAACCAATCAAATTTAGAGCAATCTATACGAAGGAATATATTCTCCGCGCATGGCATACTATCCACATGTGGTATAGTATCCATGACTTGCTGTTTGTTTGTTGGAAACGCGTCAGAGGCATCGTAATCAAAGCTCAACATAACTTTGCCTGTCTGACCGTTAGTCGCAAATTCGCTAACTTCGCGTTTATAGTAGAATTCGAGCATCAGAAATTTGTACTTTTCGAAAAGAGAAGCAATTTTGCTCCCCCATGGAAAAGTTGCTGCCTGCCCTATATTGACGGGATAAACCGTTCCTGTAAAATTTACAGAACCGTTTACTTCACCAATATATTCATCTTCTTCTATAATTTGAGGTTGACGATGCGAAACTGATTTACTCTCTGATGAGAGACCTAATTTCCCACGTTTGCTTGGTGATTCAGCAAGATTATACGTGAGATTGGCTTTCCTTTTTCGCTGGTTAGTGTTATTTCTTCTACGTTTAGTGCTAGCATCTGTTTGGGTCTTACTAGCCTGACCAGATTTTTGAGACTTGTTTTGTCTGGAAGCGTTTGTGCTTGCCTTCCCTCGAGATTGATTCATGGGGTCCCCTTTCTCATGTCTGGATTAAGAAGCCAGACGGGCGACTATGCTCGAAATATAATCTCACATAATAAGAACTCTGCATCCGTGACGTAATGTCGGATTGTGAGTTCCAAACTTCTGCAGTATTTACACGTGCCTCCTTTTGAGAGGGCGTTCTGCAATGCTTTAGCGTCTAGGACATATGCCTTGGCGAAGCTTTACGCTCCAGGTTGGCATTACCGTTACCTTCTTCTCGATAAAGAGAAGAACCGATCATTCATACCTACGTGTATGAAATGACCCTGATCTAACATCTGCTCGTAAAATAGAAGCTCGACAGCTCTATCTTATAGCAACAATGTTGCGTCAATAACGCAAAGGACTAGCTCTTCGTACTTTAGCTCGTAGCACAGTGGATATTATGCAAATTCAACCGTTGTAGTCTGTAGACTTTCCGTATGGCAATGAAGCTCATACTTAGTACTCTCCTTAACGAGTTTTGGTTGTTAAATATTTGACCCGGTGGTCGCGCAGCAACTGCTAGCGACATGTATGATTAGTTGTATCATACTACTTATCGTGCGAAGCCCACACAATACGCTCTTATAGCTCACATCTCTCTTTAGATCGTCTCTCGACGAACATCATATCATTTGGCTTGATACCCGCGAAACCACGGGCGAGGCGCTATACATAGCGTTGAGAAATCATGAATCAATCAAGTGGTTAGACTAGCTTTCAGCTAATAATCTAAACTGGATAGAATACCATGTCTCAGGATTACTATCGACTGTAATAGTTTCGATATCTAAGGTATTAACAGAATACGTATGTGTATATTCATATTTGGTTAATTCGCTGAATAAAAACTCATCATTAAGATCAAGTTTTGCACGATGATTTCTAATCCATCGCTTATTAATTCCGCGAAACGTAAACTGTAAACGCTCCTGCTCTGCTGAATCCATCGCTGGCGCAGACCAATTTGGACTATGAGTGTCATCTTGACATTCTCTCAAATTACTAGGTCTGGGCATATTCTTAGGAATACTAACGTATAGTTTCTTCCTTCGAGTATCGTGGAAATTGTTATCTTCAGCATCCAAGTCCTCTTCGAACCCTATAGGTTTAAATGGAGGCTTTTCGTACGGAGTAGTCCATAGCTGTTTTAAATTGTAGGCTAAGGACATCTGATCACGTGTGATCAGTATTTCTTTGTCTGTGAGAAGTTTTTGTTTTCGTAACTTACGATAATGATTCTGATCAACAAAATAACTACCTATTGTAGGTATCATACCTAGACCTCCTAAAGAGCGAGGTAAATAGTAGTTTAATTGAAACTGTTTTTTCTTATCATAAGAACACTTTTTTAATTTAGACAAATTATAATAGAGAAATCTTTTATTTGCATGATCCTTATTATTTGCGCCTTCAAGCGCATCGGTATGCAAACAATGGACAGGTTTCTGCTTATTTTCTGTACGACTAACCTTTGATTGACCGAGAATCATACCGACATTATAAAATGGTATGTAACTCGTAGGGCCATCAAGAGGACAATGATAAAGCGCACTATTAACTGTGCAGTACTTATCATGAAAGAAGTTCTTCCCAGGTGAAGGGAAAAGACCAGCTTCTGGCAGAATACTTAGCCAGTTGTCATATAACTCTTTCGTACACGGGAATAATATATCATCCCCATTAATTTTAACACGTAATTGGCGAAAGTCTTCGATTTCCGGTTCTACCGCAATCCAATAAGTAATCAGATTGACCAGACACAATATCGGAAAAGACAGAACTGATCCCATCAATTGACCATTACGTTGGAGCACCGGATCTATTTTAACAATATTTCCTTCACCATCTTCGATGGGAGGGTAGTAGATCTCGTGCTCATATATCACACGTCTGAGAACAGACAGATGATCTTCGGTATAACCTGACCCAAATGCTTGCAAATGAAATAAGATACGCTCAAAACACAACTTCGTCAGTTGAATCTTAAGATTATCAGTTGCAGCACTAAAATCTCCTGAAGCGAACCATTCGCCAGGCCGCCTACTACGATTCATTTCATGAATATCGTCAGTAGTTAACGGTGAACCAATTAATTTGAACTGAGGAAAACATTTCATACTTGTATGAATGTCTCGTTGTAGCCCTTTTGCAATCGCATAAGCTCTTGCATTAGATGCTGTTATAGTTCGAATCTTCAAAGGTTCACACACGGGGTATACTTTCGCCTTACATCGGTAAAGACCATCATCAGTATTTAACAACGCTATATTGCTGTTATGAACATTGCGTAAACGACTAGTTCGTTCAAGCTCTTCGTCTTCTATAAGTTGTCCTATTGACATACTTATAAAACCACGACGTTCAGTAACACCAAAATATGGACAAAAGTCCATTTTTAATAATTCATCATTCGTTGTATGACCGTGCTGTACATGCTGAAATTGTAACTCAGCTTTGGCACCGCCATTTTTAATACTGTTCTCCCAACATGCGTTGGTTGAGTATTCATGTGTACGTCCAACATGTGTAAACTTAAATTCTTTCAAAATATTATCAATACGCTCAGCGAATTGATTTTGAAAGTTTTCACATGGTGGATCTGCTGATAAGTCCATCGCTTTTCGATGCTTATGCAGAGCAGCCAATTGGTAATCGGCTGGTACTACTGTTGCACATCTCTTAACTTGAGATATGCTCCAGAATAGATGTTGGTTCTTAGGTTTACTACCTGAGATCATTCTGTTTTTAATAAATCTCCGAACAGAACCAGCAAAGAAGAGTGGCACCCCATCGGTCCACCATAAAGGCTTCTTTGGCAAAACATCTTGTTTCAAACTGCGTGCATGCATATAAGTTGTTCCATACTTAACATAATCAATGTATTGATCGTAAGTAGAACATTGCATAAAATTCTTCACGCAACTCAGAAGTGACTCCATATCAAATGATTTGAACTTGTTCATATCATGATCAACGAGAATTTCAATTAGACCAATTGAAACTTGCAATGCACTTGCAAACCACTTCTTCCTTCGCAGGAGATCTTCGTTACAATTATATTTCATTTGTAATCGGATCACACTGCCATCCATAGAGCAACGTAGGCCTATCGCAGGATTCTCCAAAATTAATTGGATTCCCCTTGCGTGCATTATACCCTTGGTATTAATGACTACGTCATCTCTCGTGTATACATTACACGTTAGCGCTCTCGACAAAAGATAAAGTGCGTCGGTTACGACGCACGTCTGTACCTTTGATACGGTACAAGTTTTTCTGTGA